ACGCAGCTTCACCCATGCATGGATCTATTGAGTTCGACGTTGATGGATACTCAAAATTTTATTTGTCATCGTTAGACAATGAAGGCGTTGGGATCTGGTTGGCTGAGGTGAACGATGAAATCGTTGGCATCTGTGGCGCAATTGCGTACCCTTTGTACTTCAATCCGTCTGCTATCGTGGTGCAAGAGCTTTGGTGGTGGCTCACTCCGGCGTCACGGGGGAGTGGTGCAGGCGGCAAGATGTTTAATCAGATACAAGAGTGGGCAAAAGAAAAGAACGCAACTGCGTTATTCATGATTGCTCTAGAAGACCATCGGGCCAAAAAGATGGAAAATCTCTACATTCGCGCAGGGTTCAAACCCATGGAGCGCACCTTTATTAGAAAGGTTTGATCATGGCAATAGGAACCGGAACCGCAATTCTTGGCGCGACGCTTGGATCTGCGGCCATTGGATCTGCAGCGTCTAAAAAAGCATCAGGCGCACAAGTAGAGGCAGCAGATCGCGCCGCGCAGCTTCAAAGGGAAATGTTTGAGAGGCAAATTCAGCTTCAGGAACCCTTTCGACAAGCTGGATTGACCGCGCAACAGCGGTACATGAACATGTTGGGCCTGACACAAGCCCCTCAGGCACGTTCGGAAGCTGAGATTCGTAATGCTTTGGCGGCACAGTACACGCGGCCTGTAAGCGGCGCTGGTGGTCGTTATGAGCAATATGAGGTGGGAGGTGGTGAGAGTGGGGGCGCGATGGAATCCCGTTGGGTTCCAGACGAGGCAGTGCCAACCATTGACGAAGCGGCGCTCAACGCCGCCGTTCAAGCTGAGATGGAGCGTCAAGGGCGTGCAGCTCAAGAATACGAAGCTCTTAAAGCATCACCCGAGTTCGGAAAGTACGCTCGGGACTTTGGTATGCAAGACTTCCAACAAGATCCGGGTTATGCGTTTCGCATGAGCGAAGGCCTGAAAGCTCTTGACCGTCAGGCGGCAGCTCGAGGCGGTTTGATCTCTGGTGGAGCATTGAAAGCAGCTCAACGCTACGGCCAAGAAGCCGCCAGCCAAGAGTACACCAACGCATTCAACCGTTATCAAGTGAACCGGGCCAATCAGCTTCAGCCGCTGCAGTCACTCATGGGGGCTAGTCAGACTGCCGCCAATGTGATGGGTCAATCCGCAGGTCAATATGGCCAGACTGCTGGCGAGGCCTATATGGGGGCCGGGAATGCTCGAGCATCTGGTTACATGGGTGGTGCAAATGCTTTGGCCGGTGCTATTGGACAAGGCCTCGGAGCTTGGCAGAGCCAACAGTTCTTGAATCAATTCCCTAACAGAATGCAGCACATGGGGCCGGTTTACGCGCCGGACGCCCGTGACATTGGGCCAGGCGGCTCACTCCTGTAAGGTTACAAGGGTAAATTATGCCTATTGATCCACGTATCGCGCTCGGTTATCAAGCGCCGCAATTTGAGTCACCTCTGAACACCTACGCCAAGTTTGCGCAGATCCAGGGGATGCAACAAGAGCAACAGATGAATGCTCTTCGACTGCAGGCTGCGCAGCGAGAGACAGAAGAACAAAACAAGTTGAGAGAATTTATTCAGACAATGAAACCTGACGAAGAGGGGCGACTCGTCGGTTTTGGTGAGGCTGGACGAAAGGCTTATGAATCGCTGTTAAAGGGCAAGAAGGAATCTCGAGAAGCTGAAAAGAATATTGCCGCGACCGAGGCCAGCCGACTGAAACAAGCTAGAGACTTACTTCCTACCGTTAACTCGCCTGAAGCATATGCAAGTTGGCGAGCTTATACAGTACAAAATCTTCCGGGATTGGCAAACCTTATACCTCAAGAATATTCGCCAGAAACAACAAGAAGTTTGATGTTAGATGCTGATAAGGCCCTAGAACAACATTTTGTCAATCAAAACTTAGGTGGCGAGTCCAGGGTAGTAGCAATGCCAAAATATTCGCCTGGCACCGCTCGTGTTGTCGAAGGCACAACGGCTGCTGACGTGCCAGTTTCGCCAGCGGTAGAGGCTCAAAAATCACGTATTGCAAGAGCTGGTGCCTCCAACATTAGTGTTAGTACGGAGAAAAAGTTCGGTGAAGCGTTTGCGAGCAAAATTGCTGATGAAGACATCAGAAAATTGACTGTTGCTCAGACAGCTCCAAAACTTGCTGAAAGTGCTAACAGAATTATTGATCTTGCGCAGAACCCAAATATTTTTGTGGGGCCTGCCGCAGACATTAAGCTGAACATTGCAAGAGCATTGAATGTTGTTGGGTTAAACAACGATGAAACAATTGCGAACACAGAATCACTGATTGCCGCAACTGGTGAAGCAACGCTTAATGCAATCAAAGGTTCTGGGCTTGGCTCTGGTCAAGGATTCACAAACAAGGATCTTGAATTCCTGCAAGGAGTTGCAGGCGGCAGAATTGGCCTAACAAAAGAAACGCTTACACGATTGGCTGAACTACAGCACAAAACTGCAATAGCTTCAGCAGAATCCTGGAATAAACGAGTCAAACAGATCCCGTCTGATGTTCTTTCTGGCACTGGGATGACAACTGAGCCGATCCAGGTGCCGGGATTGAAAACTAGGAAACAAGGTACTTCTTCTAGTGCAAAGCCTTCGAAAGATATGGGCTCTCTGTCAGACGAAGAAATTCTAAAAAGACTTAATCAGTAAAACGACATGGAAAAATTAGACCTGTTGCTTGAAGCTGAACGCCGTGGGATTCTTCCGGCTGACAAAGTTGAACTTCTTACAGAAGCCCGTAATAGGGGTTTGATACCTGCGTTGGAACAGGCTCCAAGTGTTGAAGGAATGCCGTCTCCCAAAAGGTTTGACTATGCAAGTTCAACTCTTGAAGAAAGGCGTGCAATCCGAAACAAGCAGTTAGCAGAAGGAAGTTCCGCTGTAAATTTGGCTGCCGGTGCGTTGAGAGGAGCAGGCTCAATCGGGGCAACCGCACTTAGACCATTTGAGTCAGCCGAAGAAAACGAACAAAGAAGGCTTGCAATGGATTTGGCGTTGCAAGGTATATCTGGCGCAAGACCAGAATCTTTGGCGTTTAAAGGCGGAAAAATGGGTGGTGAAATTGCTGGTACTGCTGGAATTGGCACGCTTGCCGCAAATGCATTGCGAGCTGTTCCAGGTGTCGCAACAGCCATTCCTAATTTCGTGAATGCTTTGAGGACTGGTGGGTTTGGATCTGGCAAGATTCTTCCTTCTGTTGCTGCGGGCACTACGGTAGGTGCCACAACGGCAGGCATGATCAATCCAGAAGATGCAAAGACCGGGGCGGTCATTGGCGGAGCTTTGCCATTGATCGGAAAAGGCGTTCCTGCCGCCGTTAGTGCTTTGACTCCAAATGTTGTCAAAGAAGCATTTGCCGCTGGCAAAAAGAATGCGACCGCGTTTATTGAAAATCTCAGAAAGAACGTGCCAACTGATGATGTGTTGGATACGTTGAAATCTGGCCTTTCACAAATGCGAGACGATGCTGCTACAGCATATGTCAGCGCAAAAACTGGATGGGCTGCAGATGCAACACCATTAAATTATTCAAAAGTTGATTCTGCAATCAAGAAAATTGATAGTTCAATCACACATGCTGGTAAGTCAATGATTGGTGCAGATGAGCAAAAACTCATCTCTGAAGCCAAAAACGCCATTCAACAATGGAAAACAGATCACCCAGTACCGACTGCTGTTGATCTGGATGCATTGAAACGCCGTCTAAATAGCATCTATCCAGAAAGCTCTAAACAAACACAGGCGAAAAGAGCACTAGCAGAGTTTGAATCGTCTGTGAAAGAAACAATTACAGACGCAATTCCAAGCTACAAAGATGCAATGAAGTCTTATGAGACTCAAACTAGACTAATCCGCGAAATTAGTGATGCTCTCGGTGGCGGCGACAAGATCAAAAAAGAGACCGCACTTAACAAGATTATGCAGGCTCTGAAAGAAACACCTTCTGGTGATTACAAGCAAGCATTGCTAGGTCAGCTTGAGTCAAAAGTTGGTGGAGAGTTGAGACCCGCAATTGCAGGTCAATTGATGTCAGATGTTCTCCCAAGTTCCATGACTGGCCGTGGTGCGTTGGGTCTTGGTAGTTATGCATCTGTTATGAATCCTGCTCTTCTTCCTGCTTTAGCCTTAACATCGCCTAGGCTGGTTGGTGAAACGGCTTATGGTGCTGGTAGAGTTGCTGGTGTATTGCCAAGGATTTCCCAGCAATTCCCAATTGCCCAAAATGCACTTGCGGGTTTGACAAGAACATCTACACCAACTCAACAGTTGATTGTTAACGCATTAAGCCAAAACCAGTGATAAAGTTTGAAAATGGACACTCAAACCATCTTTAACGCTGCTGTTAGTGTCGCCGGATTCCTTGGCGGCTGGATCTTGAACAACATTTATAAGGCCATTGAGCGGTTAGAAGATGACTCTAGATCCACCTCGGCCAAGTATGTGCGGCGTGATGATTACCGTGAGGACATGCACGAAGTGAAAACGCTGTTGGCGCGGATCAGTGACAAGTTAGACAACAAGGCTGATAAAAATGCTCACCCTCATTAGTACGATTTTTTCGTTTCTTGCTGGTGGTCTGCCCAGGTTCCTAGAGTTCCTCCAAGATCGCGGCGACAAGAAACAAGAGATCGAACTTTTGGGGATGCAGATCCAACGAGAGCTTGAACTACGCAAGCTCGGGTTTGATGCTGAGGCAAAGTTAGAAGAGATTAGAAGCCTTCAGATTGAGATGGAGACGGCTCACCAAGAGTTCCAGGCCCGGCTAGGCGCACAAACAGAAGAACTTAAGAGCATCTATCGGCATGATGTTGACATCGGCGACGGTGCTAGCCAATGGGTCATCAATCTCAGAGCATCCGTTCGGCCTGTAGTTACTTATGGATTTTTCCTGCTCCTGGTTCTGATTGATATCGGCATCTTCATTTATGGCGTCAATGTTGGCGCAACGTTCATTGACATTGCCTCGCAGCTCTGGGATGAAAACACCCAGGCGCTATTTGCCTCAATTATTGCGTTCCACTTTGGTGGTCGAGCCTTCAGAAAATGAAGACGTCTGAAGCAGGAATCAGACTAATCAAGAACTTTGAAGGAACGCGGTTCCGGCCTTATCTCTGCGCTGCTAAGGTCTGGACAATTGGTGTAGGACACGTTTTGTATCCTCGGCAACTACGGATGCCGATTGAAGACCGCCCGGGTATAAGTCTGCTACCGGCCCACAATCGAACATTCACCGAGGATGAAGTCAATGCACTGCTTCGCGCTGATCTTGAGTTTTTCGAGTCTGGTGTTTCTAGACTTTGTGGGCGAGACTTGGCACAGTGCTCATTTGATGCTCTGGTTAGCTTCGCTTTCAATTGCGGGCTTGGCACTTTACAACGAAGTGCGCTAAGGCGTAAGCTTCTCAGAAGAGACTATCTAGGCGCGGCTGACGAGTTCTTGAAATACTGCCGAGCAGGAAACAAGATCCTGCCCGGGTTACAACGTAGGCGTATTGCTGAAAGAATGCTCTTTCTGCACCTACACAACGTAAAAAAGACCGATCAAGAATAGGATGGTCATTAGGACCATCAACAAGTTTGCCAAAAATGACAAGGTGCTTTCTACTCGGTTAGAGTAATCGTAGATGTCAATGTAGCAATCGCACTCTCTACCTTGCTTGCAGTTCCCATCACACATTTTTCAGCCTTTCGACGATTAGAGTTGAATAGCCTGCGATATCGTGCCAACTGTCTGCGTAGTCGGCGTCACCGTTGATAATCCTGGCGATCTTGTGACAGATCATTTCCAGGGCCTCCTGCTGGTCTGCTGCAAGCACCTTGTTGCGGTGCCTGAGGTGCATTGAGATCATCAACTTCAGATCCTGTGAGACTTGGGCATGACCCGCGAACTGCCCGTATCGATTACCTCGCTCCTGTAGCGTGTTTTCTACGCTCATCTCGTCCCCTTTGATTGGCGGGGGCGCTCGGCGAACCGAGGCTTACCTGACTACGGCCCCCAAAACTTTTAGATTTGCTGCTTGATAAGCAACTCAAGCACATGATCACGACGGGCCATTACGAACTTGCCAAGATCCTCAATAGACATCAGACCCCGTTCTACACGGTCGCAGGCCAACACAATGTCGGTAGCCTCATTCTCCATATCGTCGATCATGTCCTCTTGAGACACCCGATCACGGGCAGACATCCACAGGTCATTGTTGTAATCTTCGTTGGCGTCAACTCGGTCAAGGGCTTTGGTTGAGCAGAACATTTCGGAATCTCCGGTTCGTTGCGATGTGCTAATTGTTAGCCAAGTGACACTCGGTGTCAAGATGTTCAACAATAAATTTAGAAATTTGTTGTTTTGCATCCCCGCACCCCTTAGTAACCAGACAGGTGTACTGATGGCCCTCAAGGTACTCAATCCAGTCTGCTTGATCTATGCTGAGAACCCCGCCTTTCTCCCGCTTCATCTCAACCCACAGGCCCCAGGCCGGAATGAAAAGATCCGGCACACCTCGACAGACACCCTCTACTTTGAGCCTAGCTGCGGTTGTGATGGACCGTTGCCCACCGTTCGGGATGGCAAAGATCCGAGTACCTGGGAACGTCTGACGAAACCAGCTAACGAACTCGCGTTGTTCCTCGTGTTCTGTCTTCAAAATGGCACCTCCTCAGTCCATGACGGGCATTGGTCCAACGATTCGGCAAAGTCCTTGGGCACCTTCTCTGTAAACAGATTGCACCAATCATGATCGGCGTAGTTGTCGCATGTGTAGCAACACTTCGGCGGGTACAGCTTCTCTTTAACCTTCTCTCTGTACAGCTTGACCACTTGCGGCTCCATCTGTCCTCCATTCGCGGTTGATAACTCGGTAAAACTTGCCTTCTTTCTTGTACTCCACCAAGCTCGGCGGGTTGGCCTTGTTCATAGCCTTAACCATCTCATCAAGATCACTTGCCGACTCAACATCGGCTCCCGCCTGCCTGGCAACTTCCATAAAGTTCCTGATTGCTTTCTGCCCCGCATATCAATCGTTCAGCACACCAAAATACTCCGTGACTGATGGATCACTCAGCGCAGCCGGATAGTAAGTGGCTGCAATCATCTCCTTACCTGATGCCTTGCTTTTGTGCTTTCGCCAGATCCAAGACTTAACAGACATCTCAATGCCTTCGATGCCCATAATATCGTCATTCCTAAGCACAAGTTCAGCTTTTTTTGGCTCTGGGAACGGAGCATCGCAAGCCGGACACTTACGTGCGGAAATAGGGCACAGCTCGTTACAAGACTCGCACAGTTTGACTGGTGCCTCGCCACTGCCTGATCCTGCTTTCTTCGGCGGCTGCACAGCGGTGATCGGGCCATGTGTGGACACCACGCCGGCAAAGTCCAGCACCAAACAGTGATCGGTATGGCTCTTTGGACGCATTCCACGACCCGCCATCTGAACGTAAAGACTTGGACTCATAGTGGGTCGCAGCATCGCAACCAGATCAATATCAGGGTAATCAAAGCCGGTCGTTAACACGTTCGCGTTCGTCAATGCCCTGATTTGCCCCGCTTTGTAGAGCGTCAAAATGCGTTCACGCTCCGCTTTCGGCGTATCCCCTGTCACGCACTCCGCAACGATTCCGAAGTCCTGTAGGACATCTCTGACATGCTCCGCATGTTTGACCCCAGCACAGAAAAACAACCAGGCTTTGCGGTCTCCAGCACGAGCAACGACCTCTTGCACAATCGCCCG